TGGTCGAAAAAGAGGCTAAGAAAGCAGATAAAGCTGAGGAGCCAAAAGAGGAAACTCCAAAACCTACTAAAAAGAGAACAAAAAAAGAGGAACCACAAAAGGTAGTAGAGGAACCTCAACCAGCCGTGGAGGAAACTCCGGAAGATATGTTCGATATGTTTGATTAAAAGGGGCGAATGTCATGGAGGTATTAGCGAGAACATATATCCCTAGAATGTTTGATAGTGTGATATTGGAAAGTCGCTACGATGCAGCTTACACAACTATATATCATACTAACTGCAATTTTACATTTGGTGGCAAATGGAAACGTAAGTATAACTATAGCAACGGTTACACAACTGCTGCAAAGTATTTCACTTGTCCTAATTGTGGTTATCATAGTGAACCATACAGAGACAAGGTGTTACATATAGGCGATGAAAATCACCTTATACCGCTAAACATTTATGCAGAAGTAGTTGAGCTCAAAAACTCTATCGATTTGCGTATCAGCTACAAAGCTATAACAATGCGATTGGACGGAACCTCTATTGATGAGGGAACACGCAAAGAGGTGCTGCGGTTTGACTTTAAGAAAAAGAAAGCCATTTATACCGACTACAACCGCCAAAAGTATGATCTTACTGGTAGCTATATTCGAGAACACTATTTTATGAAAGTATTGCAGTATTTTGGCAAATCTTATGCCATGCATAGCATTAACAAAAAGCCTTTAAATGATTTATTCCGAGTGTTACGAGTAGCGTTCCAAAAACGCTTATTGGCTACATATGGATATAGTGCAGCCGATGTGTATATATCACCCTCCGCTAATGAGGAGGGCGGATATTTCTTTACGATGCTATTAAATATGGCACTAAAGATTGCTGCACCAGATATGCCTAGCATAGCTTATATACATCGTTGTGCATCGTATTGGAATGATAGCCATTTATATAGCAGAGTTATTAACATTCCTATTGGCGATAATGTGTTTGAGTTAACCAAACAGGGCATGAACTTCCAAGAGGCCATGCGAGTTGTAAGCAAATCTCCTGACAGTAGATCTTTACGCAGGGCCATGGCAAATAACCCTTTGGCAGTTTGTATGTCTGAGGTGTTAAAGCTATTCAATGATGAGAACATCAGGCGAACTATTATGACATTAAATCGATATGGCGTTCCTGATTGCGATATACAACGTTATAGTGGCAAAGTGCAACGTGCTAAGGACATAAGAAAGTCCATGAAATTGCATATTAATGGTTCAAAAGAGTTTTGGCAAACAATGATTGCTAGATATGGCGAGCCTGCTGCACTTCGTTGGATATTAGCCGAGGACTTTCGAGATATTGAGGACTGCGTAAAAATGTATTCCGAATTGCAGTTAAAATATCGAGATATGTTCTGGGGTAAAAGGTTCAAACTTAAAGATTTACACGCCGAGATTATTAACATCTATAACAAACAGGAATATGGCGACGTAAATCTACCTAAAGTGCCTGAGCTCAATGCCGACGTGAACGGTATGCACTTTATGGTGCCTAAAACTGCCGCCGATTTAATGATGATAGGTAAAGAACTTCGAAATTGTGTTGGATCTTATAAAGATAAAGTTATGCGAGGTGCTGCAGCCATTGTGGTTGTTACTGACGATAATATGAAACCTATTGCGTGCCTTGAATTGTCAAAAGGCGATGAGAAATTTACAAAACTTGTACAGGCCAAATTATTTGGCAATCAATGTGTATCTAAAAATAAAGCCGTTAATAATACCGTGCTCAAATGGGCTAATCAATTAGAAATTGAACCACGTACCATTGATGTGCAAGCACAAGTTAGCTAAGGAGAACATACAAATATGAAGTTATTAAAATTGAAATTGCAAAACTTCAAGGGCATTAGAAATAGCGAGTTCGACTTTGGTGGAATAAACGCCACTATCTATGGCGATAATGCCACTGGCAAGACGACCGTATTTGACAGCTTATGTTGGTTATTGTTTGGCAAGGATAGTTTAGACCGTGCCGACTTTGAAATTAAAACCCTTGAAAATGGTGAGCCAATTCATAAAGTTAACCATGAAGTCGAGGCAGAGTTCCTCCATGATGATGGCAATAGCTTTACTCTTAAAAGGGTATATCGTGAAAAATATAGCAGTCCACGTGGTGGTGATACAAAACTAACTGGACATACTACGGACTACTTCATAAACGAAGTACCAGTTAAAGAAAAAGAATACAAACAATATATCAATGATGTTATTGCGGAGGACGTGTTTAAGTTAATCACGAACCCCCTGTATTTCAACGAACAATACTCTTGGCAAAACCGCCGTAAGTTATTGTTGGAAATTAGCGGAGATATTAAGGACGAGGAAGTTATCAATAGCCGTGCCGAGCTTACACGCTTAGCCGAATTGTTAAATGGCAGAACTGTTGATGAGCAACGCAAGATTGTTGCTGCAAAGAAAACGGCCATCAATAAAGAATTGGATATGATCCCAGTTCGTATTGATGAAGCTATGCGAAACAAGGCGGATATATTCGCAAGCCAAACTAAGTTAACAACTGACATTGAAACATTAAATAAATCTATTAATGAATTGGAAAGCCAAAAGGCAACTATTATTAATGGGTTTAGTTCCACAGAAAAGCGTTCAAAAATCGATGAAATTGGCCGCCAGTTGAAAGCAAGACAGTCTGAGGTGCTATCTATCTATAACTCAGAAAAACAACGTAAACGAGGCGAATATGAGGCTTTATTGACGCAATTAAAAATCATCGAAAGTGAACACGATAGATACACCGACAGGGCTTATGACTTGGCTAAAGATATTGAACGAGAAAGTAAGCGAATTGAAACCTTGCAGGCTGAGTTCGATACCTTTAATGCTCAAGCGTTTAACAAAGAGGCTTGCCCCACCTGTGGACAACCTTTGCCGGAAGATAAACAAGCCGAGTTAGAGGCTGCGTTCAATTCTGAAAAGGCTGCAAAGTTGGAAGAATGGCAAGCACTAATTGAAAGTGCAAAGAAATTAAAAGCCAACTATGAAGAACAGCGAGAAGTGTTGCTAGTAAAAGCCGACGGCCTTACTAAAGAAATTGAGGCAAAAACAAAGGCTTATGAAAGTAAATTCAAAGAATATGAAAGTTATTTAGAACCTAATATTGAAGATGATCCAGACTATAAGGAACTAAAAGCCGAATTATTCTTACTTGAATTAGATGAGGGCGAAGAGGCTGACGACAAGGAAGTGGCAAGGCTTGATGATGAAATAAAAGAGGTCAAAGAAAAGCGTGCTGCGTTAGAAACTGAGCTCAATAAATATGCCTTAAATGCTGATATTCAAAAACGTGTGATTGAACTTGCAAGCCAACAACAAAAACTAGCATCCGAAAAGAATTTACTTGATGAAACATCATTCCTAATTGATGAATTCGTCAAAGCTAAGGTGGACATGTTAGAGGATAACATTAACAGCCACTTTGAATATGCAAGGTTCAAAATGTTTAACGTGTTAGTAAATGGCAACATTGAGGAATGTTGCGAAACCACTTATAAAGGTGTTCCATACCGTAGCATGAATAATGCAGCTCGTATGAATGTAGGGCTCGACATTATTAATGCGTTGACTAAGTTCTACAACGTTACTGCACCAGTATTCATTGATAATGCTGAGGCCGTAACAGACTTTATTAAATGTAACAGCCAAACAATCAAATTGTTTGTTGACGCTGATTTCAAAGAATTAACTATGATCTAACAACGGAGGTCGATTATGTCAAAAGAAGTTGCTATTAAACAACAATCGTTACCAGGTTTTCAAAGTGCCGAGGGCTTTGAATTGCTGCAACGGCAAGCAAAAATGTTTTGCGGTTCGTCTTTAGTACCTCAACAATTTCAAGGCGAGCAAAACTATGGAAACGCTATTATTGCTTTGGAAATGGCACAACGTATGAACGCATCACCTTTAATGGTTATGCAAAATCTATATATCGTATATGGCAACCCAGGTTGGTCCAGTAAATTCTTAATAGCTACGTTCAATCAATGTGGTCGCTTTGAGGCTATTAAATATAAAGAAACTGGCAAAAAAGGCACAGACAGTCAAGGTGTTATTGCCTACACAAAAGAAAAGGGCAGCGATGAAACTATCTACGGCCCAGAAGTTACTATATCCATTGCAAAGCAAGAAGGGTGGTACGACAAAAAAGGTAGTAAATGGAAAACAATGCCAGACCAAATGTTACGTTATAGGGCTGCAGCATGGTTGATCCGCACAACTGCTCCGGAAATTAGTATGGGGCTACAAACTACAGATGAAATTATCGACGTTGAGGGCAAAGTCAGTGATGTAATGGACGACGTTACAACTACTATTGAACATAATGCCAATAGCGAAGTGATTGACATTGAACCTAATGAACCAACTTTTGTCGATGCTGAGACTGGCGAAGTATTGAACGCCGATGCAATGTTCAAATGATTAACATCGAATGTTTTGGTAGCAGTTCCGCTGGCAACTGCTACCGAATTAAATCAAGCGTAAATGGCGATGAGTTGTTGCTTGACGTAGGTTTACCTTTCAAAACCATTCAAAGGGCATGCAGGTATAATTTTCTCCACCTACTTGGTGCAGTAGTTACTCACCAACATGGCGACCATTCAAGGGCCGTGGCTGATATGTTAAAACTTGGACACAAGATATACATGTTACGTGAAACTGCCGATGCACTGCATGTAGTGGACGAACATTCATGGGTTGAGATAACTCCTAGGAAGTCTTTCAAACGTGGCGTGTTTACTATATTGCCTTTTGAACTGCAACACGATGTGCCTAATGTGGGCTATCTTATCACCGATGGTGAGGAGAAACTCCTCTACATTACCGATACATATTATTGTAAATACACTTTTAAAGGTGTGCATCACATATTGGTTGAGTGCAATCACTCTTACGAATTGTTAAATAAAAAAGTCGAGCAAGATGAATTGAGCAAGCAACGTATGGAGCGACTTATTCAATCACATTTTGCACTTGAAAATGTCATAAAGTTTTTGCGGTCTATGGATCTTTCACAATGTAAGGCCATTCACCTTATCCATCTATCTAATGAGAATTCGAACGAGGTTGAATTTAAGAAAGCCGTGCAGGCTGCAACAGGGAAATTGGTTATCGTACATCAAGAAAAGGGGTGCTAATTATGCGAGTAAAGTTTGATGTATTTATTAGGGCGTTAGAACAACAGGGGCTAACCCTTATGGAATTTAGCAATAAAGCACAAACTATTCCACGTGCGTTGGTGTTATATCTAAGTGGCAAGCCTATTACGTTTGATAAAAAGCGTTTTATGTGGGCCGATGTGTTAGGTGTTAAGCACGACGATTTATTTTATTAAGGGGTAAGCGATGGCAAAAGATACATATTATTTCAGCCATGATGTAAACGCCAGTAATGATCCGAAAATTATTGTAATGAAAGAATTGTGCGGAGTGATTGCATATGCTTGGTGGTGGATATTAATCGAGCAGTTAGCAACACAAGAAGAATACAAACTACCTATGGATAAAATCACTTTCACAGGTCTTGGTATTGCATTTGGAATGAAGCAAAACGAAGCAAATGCTTCAAGCAACGAAGCAAAAGGAAGCATAACGAAGCAAGCTGAAGCATACGTAAATTTGCTTATTAACGAGTGTGAACTACTGGAAACGGACGGCGAATACTTCTGGTCGCCATCACTCATTAGACGAAATTTGCTTCGTAAAAAAAAGCGTGATGAAATATCTCAAAAACGTAGTGAGGCTGGGCGTTTAGGCGGTCTTAAAAGTGGAAAGACACGAAGCAAAACGAAGCAAATGCTTCAAGCAAACGAAGCAAACGAAGCAAACGAAGCTAAAGGAAAGGAAAGGAAAGGAAATATATATTCATATTCATATTATAGCGACGACGAAAATCAAAATTCGAATGAACTATTAAATATGTTTGATGATGAGGAACCACCAAAAACTGATCCATATAAAAATGTATTCAAAATTTACATGAACGACGTTGGAGAAATTTCACCAATGACAAAAGAGAAATTGGAATACCTTGTCAATGATTTTGGAGAAAGTGAAGTCATAACAGCTATATCTAAATCAGTTGAGGTTGGCAAAGCTAGTATTGCATATATCACTGCCATACTAAATAACAAGATAAGGGAGGAGGCTGCAAAAGAAAGTGGAACCAATAGACGTGGCAAAGGAAATAGAACGGCTAAGGCAAAATCAGATGGCTCGGACGTCGACTGGAAAAACGAAACAGGTGAATGGTTATGAGTTTTATACACCTACATATGCACCTCCTATTGTTGTTGAACGTCAAAAGGATCTAAGCCGATACGGAATTAAAGGCCGATATAAGGACATGGACTTTGACAAGCTCAAAAAACTGGGTGCACCTCCTGAGGATAAAGAGGCGTATAACAATGCTTTCAAATATTCCTTACACTTGAGCGAACACATTCGAAATGGTAAGGGTCTCATACTTATGGGGCCAGTTGGCACTGGTAAAACTAGCCTTGCAATAAGTATCTTACGAACTGCAATTAATCAAGGGTATAACGGCTACCTAATCTCAATGATAAGCCTGCTCGACACCTTGCTTGTTTTGAGTAAAGGACCAGCCGAACACTACTTGAAATTTGAAAACCAAATTCGTAATTGTCCATTGTTGGTGCTCGATGATTTTGGGGCGGAATACGACAATAAATGGGTTGGCAATAAAGTCGACGCCATTATATCTGATAGGGTAGAACGTGGCAGAGCTACTATAATCACTACCAACTTAAATGTAAAGCAGATAAAAGACGGATATGACAGCCGTATATATGACCGTTTGAAGTCCACATCGTTTTTGCTGAAATTTAATGGAAAGTCGAAACGTGATCCGTTAGAAATTAGCGAAATTTAAAATTTTGAGCTATACGGCGACTTTTAATCTCTAACTATAAAATACTCATTGCGAATATTAGAAGTGCCGTATCGCTCCGAATTCATAGCTTAAATTAGAAAATAATGTTCGAATATATGGAGGCAAAAACATGAAAATTGAAATTACGATAAATGATCCTAAAAATGTGAAATTAAAAATCGAGGGTGAGCCGTTTTGTAACACTCCGGAATTAGATGCCTGCGTAGCGTTATGGGGTGCAGCTTTATCTCTCTATCATGATTTAGATAGCGACACCGAAAAAGGTGTTGCAAGAATTATGGTGTTAAAGGCTATTGCCGAAATGTTAGAAACTAACAAAGATGAAGAAAGGGGGTGCAAGTGCCATAATGAATAGCCTTGTAATATATGGCCGACCAACGACAAAGAAAAATAGTTCGAGGGTTGTAATGGCTGGTCGATATCCTCGTGTCTTACCATCAAAAGCATATGTAGATTATCAAAAATTAGCGTTACAACAGTTGCAATTTTACCGAAAGCGTTTCTATGTTGCAGGTCCAGTTCATGTCCGGTGCCGCTATTACATGCCGGATAAAAGATCTTGGCCGGACTTGGTCGGCCTGTTACAGGCTACCAGTGATATATTAACCGATGCGAAAATAATCGACGATGATAAATGGATAGTACATTACGATGGCTCATGCATTGCCGGAGTTGATAAAAGTTCGCCGAGGGTTGAAATAGATATAATTCCGATAACTGAGGGAACTCCGTTACATGATTTAAAACGTAAGGGTGAGTAAATATGACATTAACAGATGAAATTGTAAGAGATTTTTTACAATACTTATACAATAACGGTTACCGATATTTGTATATTGGAACATGTACCAATTTACCTTTAGTATCTAAATCAAAGCCGTTATTTTCTAAAGACATAAACGTTGAAAGCATGATGATTTATGATAAGCTATCCGGATACGCAAGTAAACTTGGCAAAGCTATTTTGGATAGTGAGGGGCATTGCATTGATATTGCCAAAAAACTAAATATCGTCGATTGGTCTACCGTTAAAGTTGATACAAAAATACATGTTAAGGATAGAAAGGACGATACTTGGAGACGACGTTATTTCGCTTATTATAAAAATGGCGAAGTATATGTTTGGTGCAACGGAAAAACTTCATGGAGTACGTATGGCGATAGTTGTTTAGGCACTACTTCATATAAATTTGCGGAGGTAGTGGAAGAATGACAGCTGAACTTATCATATTTATAGTCGGTGCAATGTTAGGTTGTGCAGTTGGTGTATCTATGATGTGCATATGTATTTGGTCGAGTGAACTATCAAAAAGGGAGCATAAAGAATGAATAACATACCTTATTTCTTATCACACTTACCGATTTGGAAAGCTAATGCAAAAGATACTGTTAAAATCACAAAACGTGTTAGGGAACACCAGTTTGATACTGTAGATAAAAAGACAAATGACATAGTTGTCAAGAAATGTCCTATTTGTGGCATTAAATACCGTGTATCGTATCGACTACGCAATGTCAAAAAGACATGCAGTCCGTCCTGTAGTCAAAAGCTACGTAATAGAACATTAAAGCCTACCGACTGGATAGAAGACGCCATCAAAATGCGACAAGATGGCATGATTTTATCCGATATTGCAATAAGAGTTGGACGTTCAACAAGTACTGTATGGAAACGTTTACAAGAAAAGGGGGATTAATAACATGCAAAAATACAAAATTACAGGATACGCAAAAATTGGTTTTGAAAAAATTGTAGAGTGTGAAAACTTTGAAGAAGCTAATCAATTAGCTAATTTAATAGAACGTTCAACTGATGTAGATGATGGCGATATGAATGATTGGATTGATGAAGTAGAGGTTGACGAGATAGAATGGGTGGAGGAGTAATGATGAACGAAAATCAATTTGAGCAAGTAACAGGTTATCATGACGCAATTATGCCAACACGTAAAACAGAATTTTCTGCAGGCTATGATCTTGCATGCTATCATTCAGGTAGTGTGAAACCAGGGGAAGTAAAACTCCTAGAAACTGGGGTCAAATGTAAAGTGAACCCAGACGAATATATCCAACTTCACTTACGTTCTAGTGTAGGCATTAAAAATAGTGTAATGCTAGCCAACGGAACTGGCATTATCGATGCCGATTATTATAACAATGAAACTAACGAGGGCCATATTATGATACCTATTCGAAATATTGGCACTACACCATTTGAATATAAGGCAGGCGATAACTTGGCTCAGCTTGTATTTATGCCTTATCGCATTACAAGCCGTGATAATGTAACAACAAAACGTACTGGCGGTTTTGGTAGTACTGACAAATAAGGGGTGCTAACATGGATAAAAAGTCGTTAGGCGAAATATTAATGAATATGAGGGAACGAGATACAGTGCGTTTCTTCGACAAAGATACTGGCAAAGAATATAGTGTTTTAGGTTGCATGTACACTTACAAAATGGAAACAGATAAACATACCATTGATTTTTCTATTCGAGAGGTGAAACGTGGAAAGCAAAAATAATTTAACTATCGAAGAGATAATCAAAATTGCTAGTGAGGCAGCCGTTGAAAAATACAAGCAAATGGAGGCTGACAAGTGCGAGCAGGAACGAGAAAAGGCTAGAAAGAACACTAAAAGACTTCTGAAAGGCTATAAAGAACTCAAAGAACACTGCGAACATGCAGTCGCTAGTGTAGAAAATAGCGTTCCTAGTGATCTACAAATAGTGCTTAATGAAGTATTCAATCGTCGAGGACTATTAAGGGTTGAGGCGATTGCAGCTAGTAAAAGGCGAACGGAATTAATTATAGAACACATCGACGCTATGTTGGCGGTGTACAAAACTCAATGTGAGCACAGAGAGGTGCCATATTTTGAGATTTTAATCGATTTTTATGTCAATTCCGTTCCTATTGAAGATATAGCTATTGCAAAAAGCGTTTCAGAAAGAACTGTTTACAACTATCTTGAAAGGGCTGAAAAGGACATAAGCATACTACTTTGGGGCGTTCAAGCAGCTTGACATAGGTTTGCAAAAACATTTCATTTACTTTTCAGTTTACATATAGTAAACTATTAGTGTCGAAAAATGTTCATTCTCCTAGGCATTTCAAATCACTCTTTTCGACGACACATATACTGAACATTTAACTACCTACGAAAAAGGCTCAGACTACAGATTTCTCTCCCTGTATGTCTGAGCTTTTTTTGTTATGTTATGAGGGCACAAAATGACAACAATAAAATGTAAGGCATTACAGTGCCTTAATAATAAAAAGGCAAATGCATGGCAAACTTTATCGTCATAGATAAATATTGTCGTGCTTTTTTTACGTCCAGTAGTGCAAGTCGTTATGAGGGTTGCGTAATGAAAAAGGAGCATAATCGTTATAAGAGTAGCAAAAGGAGTGTTCTGAAATGAATATAGTCGAACTGGCTTTAACGGATATAAAGCCATATGAAAATAACCCTCGCTATAATGATGAGGCTGCAACCTATGTTGCTGAAAGTATCGACCGTTTTGGGTTTAAAATTCCAATTATAGTCGATAAAGATTACGTTATTATTGCAGGACATACTCGCTATAAGGCTGCACATATTTTGGGGCTTGTTACAGTTCCATGTATCATTGCAGATGATCTTGACGAAAAGCAAGTAAAAGCATATCGAATTGCAGACAATCGCATGGCTGAGTTGAGCGAATGGAACTTCGACAAATATAATGAAGAAGTTCAAAAAATGCTTAATAGTGGCATGCTTGATGATATTGAATTATTCGACCTTTTCTGCAAGGAAGAGGACATCAGCTCGGATATGTTCGACTTGGGTGCAATAGGTGTATATCGATTGACTATTGAAACCGATAGCGATGAAGATATAGAAAAAATAAAAGAAATTACATCAAAATATGAGGGGACGGAGGTAAAAGTCAATGGACATTAAAATATTGGACATTAATTTTATTAAGCCTTATGAGAACAACCCTCGCAATCATGATAAGAATATAGATGAATTAGCAGAAAGCATTAAGACGTTTGGGTTCAAAAACCCTATTCTAATTAATGCCGATAATATTATTATTGCAGGTCATGGCCGTTATGCTGCAGCTAAAAAGTTAGGGCTTAAAGAAGTACCTTGCATATACGCTGATGATCTTAACGAGGACGATTGTAATTTATTTAGAATTGTCGAAAATGAGGCCAGTGCAAAAGCTAACTGGGACATTGATAAATTGATTGCAGAAATAAACGACTGCGATGATGTGTTCACCGGCTTTAAATATAAAGAATTGGAGGCTTTAGGCGAAAAACTTGTTGAGGAGGCAAAGGCCATTAACGAAAGTTTAGACGATAAGTTAAAAGAAAAAGCCAAATATAAAATAACTGTTGTAGTTAATCAACATGAAATATCTAAGGAATTATACGACAAAATAAAAGAGGGAATTTCAGAAAGTGCTACAATCAAAACAAATTATTGAAAAAGATACGACTATCTATGTCATAACACATGGTAGGCCAAACCCTAAAGACAGACCAACAACGTGGTGGTTAGAAGAGGCAGGCCTACCTTTTAAATTTGTTATGAATGAAAAGCAAGTCGATAGCTATTTAAGTGCAGGCGTAAGCGAAAGTCAAATAGTGTCAGTATCAGATGAATGGGAGGACGAATATTTCGAAAGACATAAAACGTACCCTGTTCCATTTCATGGTGCTATTTGCAATCGTCAAATGTGTTTAGAGGACGCCAAAAAGAATGGCAAAAAATATGCTTACCAATTAGACGATAACATTGTGATCTTTGGAGCAGGTAAAGTTCACACTACTGGTAAGACTAAATCGTATTATGCAAAAAACATACTACCTAAAGTGTTTGAGCATTTATATCGTATGTGTGAATGTACAAACATTGGTTATATGGGTATTGTATTAGGTGCTACACCTACCGTAGAGAAAAAAATTCTAAGAAATGGCTATGCTTACAGTTGCTTTATTGAAAATGTAGAGGCTGACATAAAGTGGCGAGGGCCGTTTGATGATGATGTACTTCATAATTTAGACTTCAATCATAGTGGTGCATATACAAATGCAGTATTAAGTGCTTACCACTATACAAAGGAAAGCAAAAGCAATACTGGCATGCGTGCTGCATATGATAAATGGGGACATATTAGACCCATTGCAACGAGTCAGATATATCCGGACCATGTTCAATGTGGACTTGCAACAAAAGCTAATGGGCAGCATATGAGGTTCTACCACAAATTAAAGCCACCACATAGAAATGTGAGGATAAAAGACGAGGCTGTCTTTAAAGAGTTAATACATGAGATACGAGAAACGCAACTTGCGTGGATAAAATACAATAAGGAGGTGCGAAACAGTGGCTAAAATGGGTCGGCCAAGGGCTGAAATTGATAAGAAAGAGTTTGAGGGCTTATGTGGTTTACAATGCACCTACGAAGAGGTGTGCGACTGGTTTGGGGTTACTCAAAAGACTTTGAATGCATGGTGTAGACGAACGTATGGGAAAACTTTCTCCCATGTTTTTCGTGAAAAGAGGGGCAAAGGCAAGATAAGTTTACGACGTATGCAGTGGCAACTTGCAGAAAAGTCTCCGGCTATGGCAATCTTTTTAGGCAAGAACTTCCTAGGCCAATCAGATAAAACGGAAATGGAAGTCAATACAACTGTTCAAAGCAACCCACTTGACTGTGTTACAACTGAGGAACTCAAAAAGCTAATCGATAAAGAGGGGTGAGGCTATGAAACTCACACCGGAACTCATGCAGCAATTCAAATATGAATTGGCTAGGCGTGAGTTTTTTTATTATTGCCATTTACAAGCACCAGACTTTTATAGGAAAGACAGAGACTACCTAGTCGAATTGTGCAATACGTTGCAAGAATTTTATGAAGATCCAGACGCAAAAGTTCTAATAATGAACATGCCACCTCGACATGGTAAAAGCCGTACAGCTCAGATGGCAGTCAAATGGATATTAGGCAAAAACCCTGTAGAAAAGATTATGACTGGTTCGTACAATACGACTTTATCCACTACCTTTGCAAAGAATGTCCGTAATGATATTCAAGAAGTAAAGGCGGACGCAAATAGAGTTGTATATACGGACATATTCCCTAACGTACGTATTAAGCGTGGCGATGCCTCCATGGATATGTGGTCGTTGGAGGGTGGTTATAATTCTTACCTAGCTACATCTCCAAGTGGCACTGCTACAGGTTTTGGTGCATCTATTCTGATTATTGATGATATTATCAAGAACGCAGAAGAGGCTTACAACGAAAACACAAAGGCCAAGCACTGGGACTGGTTTACAAATACCATGCTTTCTCGTTTAGAGGAGGGCGGAAAGATAATTATCATCATGACTCGTTGGGCCAGTGATGATCTAGCCGGTAGGGCAATTGAACACTTTGGAGATAAAGCCAAAGTAATTACTATGAAAGCGTTGCAAGATGATGGCACTATGTTGTGCGATGATGTACTTTCTTATGAAAGCTACAAAGAAAAGTGCAGGGCTATGGGTGAGGACATAGCCAGTGCCAACTATCAGCAAATACCTATTGACTTAAAAGGGTGCTTATATTCAAATATTAAAACTTATGAGCATGTTCCTACTGGTGCAGATGGCACACCGCTATTTACTCAAATTAAAAACTACACCGATACGGCTGATACTGGCGAAGACTGGTTAGCAAGTATCACTTATGGAATATATGACAAAGAGGCTTACATACTCGATGTGGTATATTCCAAAGCTAGTATGGAATATACGGAACCTGCCGTGGCTGAAATGCTGCACCGTAACCGTGTTAACATTGCAGATTTTGAAAGCAATAATGGTGGTCGTGGCTTTGCTCGACAGGTAACAAGAATATTAAAGGAAGAATACAACAGCAATTATACAAAGGTTGTATCGTTCCACCAATCTAAGAATAAAGAGGCTCGTATATTATCCAATGCAACTTGGGTTATGGAGCATATTTACTTCCCCAAAAACTGGGCTGACAGATGGCCTGAATTTTACAAAGCCATTACACGTTATCAACGTGAGGGCAAGAACGAACATGACGATGCTCCGGATGCATTAACTGGCGTTGCTGAGAAATTAACGGCACCAGATTATAAGGCAACAAGGACAAATATTTATTAGGAGGCTTATTACATGGCTACATTAACCAATGCTCGTAATGACGAATATGAGCTATTGCATGATGCCTATTATGGCACAGGTATGTTTGCAGCTGGCGGTGCATTACAAAAGCACCCTAGAGAAAGTGCTGCGAATTATACCTTTAGACAACAATTATCTTATTACCTAAATCATACTGCACCTATTATCAATGCGTGTGTAGATCCGATATTCAAAGATACTATTTCACGTGATTATAATGAAAGCGAATTATTCGAAACATTCCTTAATGATGTAGATAGATTAGGAACTACACTTCAAGAATTTATGCGTTATAACTCTACGCAAGCCAAAATCTATAGCGTTATGTATATTTTAGTCGATAACGTATCTGAGATAGGGGAAACAGTAGCCGACCAAGTAAAAAATAGGCAGCTACCTTATTTGGTTGCTATTGAGCCAAAAAGCGTATATAAATGGCTTGTAAATGATATTGGCGAACTTGATTTATTTACTTATACAACAACTGTATTTGATGATGAGGGGAAAGCCAAAACCCAGTACCATGAATGGACACGCACATCTTGGACAGTAAGAAATGAGGAGCAAAAAGTCATTGCTACTGGTGAACATAACCTCGGCAAGGTTCCTATTGTTCAATGGTTTGGTCGCTCATCTCGTAAGATTGATATTCTACCTCCACCAGAATACTTGGCTATCGCTAAGACAAATCATCAAGTGTATCACCTATGCTCGCTATTAACTCAAATACTTAATATGCAGACTTTTAGTACATTGACATTACCTGACAACGGACAGGGTGTGGACGATATTACACTAGGTACAAATAATGTGTTGATGTATCCTGCGGAAAGTAGCCATGCACCAGCTTTTATTGCTCCAGATAGAGGACCGGCAGAGATTATCATGGCGGTAATTAAAATGCTTGTCGATGATATGTATCGCCTATCCGGCATTAATTCTGTAATAGGTGTACAGGAGGCAAAAAGTGGTGTGGCTAAGCAATGGGATTTCGAACGTACAAATCAACGCTTGGCAGATTTCTCCGTACAATGTGAAAGTGCTGAAAAGGACATTATTGAATTGTTTGAACTATGGACAAATACAAATGTCGATTATAAATGCGACTATCCTCGTGAATTCAAAATCAATGATATTACAGATAGTCTTGCACAATCTCAGGCCGTGTTAGATCTTGGACTAGGCAGCAACACTCTAAAAGTTGAAACAGGCAAAAAGGTATTGGACAGCTACATGCCAAACATTGAGCCTGAAACGTTCGATGAAATTGTTGCCGAAATTGAAGAAAGTGTTCAACGGCAGGAGCAAGACGAAACATATCACAATAATGATGATGAAGTAGAGGGCGGTGCAGAAGATGAGAACGCAGAGGAAGATAAACACGGCGATAGATAGCTTTGAGCAAGAAGTCAAAGCACAGTTAGCACTTGGGCTTAAACCTAATGAGGCCGTTAGAAATGCTTATGCAAAATATCCTATAATGGATATGATGAAAGCTACTTTACAAGCAGAATTAGTTAATACTTTTATAGCAGGGTATGGTGATAATATCCCATACTCCGCTAAAAGTATCTCACAAGCCATGTCAGAAAGTTGGGCTAGTGATGATCTTACACTTTCTAAACGTTTATACAGACGGTCAAGCACTATACGTAATGAAGTAGCTGACACTATCAAACAAGCGTTAAAGACAAATAAAACTGTAAAGGGGTTAGCAAAGTCAATCTTCGACGGCTATGGTAAAGGTGGCATCATCCCAGAAGCTAGCATACCAAAGTTCCTACGCAAGCTATCCGATATAAATATAAGTGGTGAGTCAACTCCTGAGGCTAAGCGTAAGGAACGTGAGTTATTGCGTAGTGTTAAAGGTAAAATAGCAAGGCTCGATACTCCTTATGTTAAGGCTGCATATAATGAAGTAGCTGCAGCCGTTGACGATGGCAACGAAATTAGACTGCAAAAGGCAATATATAATGCTACGCAAGAAAAAGCACGTTATCATGCTGAACGAATAGCAAGGACTGAAAATGCAAGGGCTTATGCTGACGGACAAATGAACAGATATTTAGACGATGAGGACATCATTGCCTTTCAATGGAAGTTATCCGCTCGCCATCCAAGATATGATATATGCGACTTTTATGCGAATGCTGATCTATACGGACTTGGCAAAGGAGTTTACCCTAAAGACAAATTCCCTAAACTGCCAGCACATCCGCATTGTATGTGTCATATTAAGCCTATGACTGAGCTCGATATTGATGTCAATAAAAGACATAATAACCTTGAACAGTCAGGGCTAGAATATATCAAATCTTTATCTAAGCAACATCAGGAAGTTTTACTCGGTGTAAATGGTCGAAATACTGTATTGAGTGGCAAAGGAAATTGGCAAAACTTTGTGAGGGGTTGGACAGATGAAACATTCAACGTACGAAACCCCAATTCAACAATAAAACGTTTGCATAATAGCGGTGTTAATGGTTTAATGAAGTTAAAGGAGAATGACAAACCATTATTTGATCTACAACTATTTTCTAATAACGAAATTGATTTTGATAAGATAATAGACAGAACTAAAGGTCGATATAAGATTAAAACAAAATCAAAACCTAATGATGTTATTATGTATAAATCAAAAAATAGTAATGGTCAGCAACAACTCAACTTCTCCTTTTATAATGAGTTTGGGATATTATACAAGCAGTTACATGGTGGCCATCATGGAAATGCTAAGCATCATAATGTTGGAACTAATGACAAGCCTATATATTATCATAAGCATTTTTATAAAATAGTAGGATATAAAAACAAAGATACACCTATTTTGGAAGAATCAGAAATAAAACCATTAACAGAAAAAGAAAAGGGGTATTTCAATGACGAAAGACGAATTTTGGGAGGCAATTAACACTGGCGGAAAAGTATATACATATGATGATAAAATCGATTTTTATGCCGTATTTACTAAGGGAGCATATGAGATTTATCCAGTTCCAGTTCCTGATTATATAGATTCAGAT